TTTAATCCTACACATAGAGTAGAAACTGTTAGCAAATATTTGTTATGTGTAAGTCGAGTCAGCAAGGAAAAGAACCTCGAAGCATTTTTTGAATTAGACTATCCCGGCTATTTGAAAGTAATGGTAGGAGATGGTCCTATGTTAGAAACTTACAAGAAACAATATCCTGACGTGCATTTCACTGGTTACAAAACTGGAGTAGATCTAGCAAGATATTATGCCAATGCCGAGGTGTTTGTGTTCCCTAGCCAATGGGAGACATTTGGCATTGTTATGATTGAATCTATGGCCTGCGGTACTCCTGTGGCTGCATATCAAGTCACAGGTCCAACAGATGTCATCGATCAAGGCATAACTGGTTTTATGGTCACTGAGCAAGAAGGATTAAAAGCAGCAGTTGACAAGTGTCTAGCAATCAATAGAAATGATGTTCATAGAGTAAGCCACAAATGGTCGTGGGAACGGGCATGGGAAATTTTTCGAGATAATTTAATATACAAGGAATAGAAGATGTCAAACAATAAAACTCTTTCGGGATTCTTAGATATATTTGAAAGTCGTCTCGAAAAGATGAGAGACAACCTCAAAAAAGAATTAGACAAAAGTAAATCGGAGAGATGTCGTACCACAATCAAACGTATAACTGCAGATGCAAGAAAACTAAAAAAGGCATTAAAGCAGGTCAAGGAAGAACACAAAAAACTGTGTCCTCATTGCGGAGAACCGCTGTAACTTACCCTACGATAATACTGTAAAGTTCTCGCCAGTTCTTAACTACAGGATAGTCGCATTCGTGATGCATGTTGTGTCCGTGTTCGATCAGCACAGATTTCAATCCTATAACATATCCAACATCGGCATTCTGCGGCTTGTCTTCAATCCACCACAGGCCACTATCGCGATATGGTTCCAGTGCAGAGTCTTTGTCTGCTCCTGTATCTAAACAGATAACCGTTTCAATTGCATTGCCAAAGATCTTACGTAGATTCATTTCACGCAGTTTCTGTGCGTTCTTGTCTAAGCTCAAGCTGGTAATCACACGGAATTGGTAGCCGTGTTCTTCGTGCAGTCGTTTAACATAGTAAGCGGCATCACGTAGAGCAGGAAGAAAGCCAATGGCTGCGGATTCATTGAATGCCTTAACAACCTTCTTGGCATCCTTTTCTTCTAGTTCATTATAGTGATGATGTAGATAATAGCTTTTCTTATTATCCGCTGTCAGTGTGTAACCACGTTCTTGCATCCAAACTGAGAATGCCCATTCCCAATCTAGCAGAACACCATCTGCGTCTGTGAGTATAAGTTTATTTTTCATACTGCAATTATACTATTATTTTGTCTGTTTGTCAAGTGGCTAAGTAGAATATGAATATAATATTATACACCCTAGTGATGGTACAACTCACTATAGCCTGTGTAACTCTTTACTTACACAGAAGTCAAACGCACAGAGCAGTACAATTTCATCCTGCAGTCAACCATTTTATGCGAGCCTGGCTTTGGCTAACAACAGGTATGGTTACTCGTCAATGGGTAGCCATACATCGCAAACATCACCAACGTTCAGACCAAGAAGGCGATCCACACAGTCCTCAGATCTACGGCATATGGCGTGTGCTGTTCGGCGGAGCATTCCTATATCATTCAGCCAGCAAAGACACAGCTATGGTTGACTCACTGAGCAAGGACTGTCCTAATGATTGGATCGAGCGTAAAGTTTACTCCGCCCACAGCCGCCTGGGGATTCTGTTGATGTTGGTCATAGACCTTGTTCTCTTTGGCCCGTGGGGACTAGTGGTGTGGGGTATTCAAATGATTTGGATTCCATTTTTTGCCGCCGGAGTTGTCAACGGTGTCGGCCATTGGTGGGGATATCGCAATACAGATACCAAAGACACAAGTCGTAACTTGATTCCCTGGGCTTTCTGGATCGGAGGCGAGGAGTTGCACTCCAATCATCACAGTGATGGTGCCAATGCCAAGTTCAGTCAACGGTGGTGGGAATTTGACATAGGTTGGATGTACATCTGTATATTGAGATTTTTTAAATTAGCAACAGTTAGATAACAAAAACCCCCTTTCGGGGGTTTTTCTTTTCTAGTATATTGCTCTATGAGCGTAATATTATTTCTTCACGCCGCTGTTAACAAATGAGTACATCTTTTCGGCGGTTTCTAGTACTTTATCTAAACCTGGAAACTCTGGCATACCTACTTTAGTAACGATTTGACCAGTCTTCTCATCGCGAGTAGCAGTCATTTCCCAACCTGCAAATTTAGATTGGAAATCATCTTGTACTAGGCTTTTTGCCATGCCCAAGATGTCTGTGCGGATTTCATATCCGTTCTTGTTGAATTTAACTTCTGGTAGTTTTGGTGCTGTGAACATTTCTGACATTTTAATTCTCCTTGTGTATGTCTGTGTCTAGCAGCTACTTCTATTTCGCTGTTAGTTTATTATATAGTCTTAATTTAAAAAAACAAGCTATTTCTTGAACTTTTTTATTCGTTCTTTGATTATGTTGATTACTGGGTCCGCTAACACAACTTCATAGTGGTTGTAATCTACAGGGACCAATTCCATATCTTCGTGGTGCTCCTGACTGGCAATGGTCACTACTCCATCATTGGCAGCAAGGATGAACGGACTCTGCCCTTTCACAGTGACTATGTTAGTCCACGGATGTTGTATCTTGATCTTTTTGGCCTGTTTCATAGCCCAACTGCTGGGACCTATGTCACGCATGAGTCTGCTAAACGGCAAGAAATACTGTGCATAATCTGCGACTTCAGCACCACCATAGGGTGTGCTCAGTGTCACTGCACCTAATATTTGATCAGGTATAGCATGTGAAATATGTAGAGCATAAATGCCACCTAGGCTGTGTGCTATGAATGCTAGATCTTTAGCATCATCTAATCGAGTCAACATGTCTGCAAGGTTGTTTTCAAACCCATTTCGACTGTCGTAATTTAAATCAATCCCAGCGCCTAATTTGCTTCTAATGTAATTGAAGCTTTCGCTAGTGGCATTGGCACCGTGTATGTAAACTAGATTCATAGCTGTCTGTGATTCTGATCAAACTGTCTTTGTAACTGTTCTAGTTGAGATATGCTATCGATGCTGTGATTTGACAGATATACTTTGAATCGACTTTCATAAGTATCGCTTTGAAACATATTTCGCAGCTTTTTAGCCATGCAGGATATTGAAGTTAATAATGATTTCATAGGTGTAAGTGTATGATGTATTTATCACTGCATGTGTGCGGTGCACAATAACTGTGGATGACAGCAGTGAGAAATTCCTGTAAAATAGATTATATTTGAAATAAATACACAATGAAACTGAAAACTAGATCGATACTGCAAGAACTCAACGAAATAGCTGAAATCCGCAACAAAGATGAGCTGTTTGAAAGCCGTGCCACTAATATCATCAATTCAGCTATTAATCTGTTAGAAACACTGAAAAAACACTATACAGCAGAACAGGCAGATGAGCTAGAACGCAGACTGCTGAATGCTATCCGTGGGCAAGATCCTGCCAAATTCACACGGGGCATACGCAAGATTGCCGAAAGCAAAAGAACCAAGAGACCGTTAAATGAATCAGAGTAAACTAATAGAAGGCGGTAACGTATTCAAAGGCGCTGACAAACAGCCTCTGACACAGCGCATTGCTACCGCAGATGTAGAAAGCACTGTGGACTATATCGAACAGATCACAGGATTAGACTTTACTAAAGAGAAAGATCTAGACGACAAGAAGCCAGTAAAATGGTTAGGCACCACTGGACGTAAAGAAGACCCAGATGGCACATTTGAACGCAACAGTTCAGGCGATCTAGACCTCAGCGTAGATGCCAATGAAGTAGACAAACGAACCTTTGCCGACAAACTAATATCACAATTTGGCAAAGAGAACGTTAAGCTCAGCGGAGACAACGTGCATTGGAAGGTGCCTATCAACGGAGATAGTGCCAACGGATTTGTACAGGCTGACTTTATGTTTTCAGCCAATCCTAAATTTCAACAAGGATCAATGATCAGTGGTGGAGGAGAGTATCGCGGCGAACACCGCCACATTCTACTGAGTTCAATCGCCAGGGCTCGTGGTATCAAATACAGTCCCAAGCATGGAATATTAAATCCTCAAACTGATGAACTGTTACCCAACGGTAATGACTGGAATCAAATTGCCAAAGAACTGTTGGGACAAACTGCCACAGTCAAAGACATACGATCAGTAGATGCTATCCTTACCTATATTAAAAAACTTCCCAACTACGAAGAATTAATCGCAGGTGCTAGAGAGACACTGGGCAAACAGGGAATCGAATTGCCAAAGAACGAAGCTTTTGAAAGCTACCAACCCGGCAGTATTGGTTGGATGCGCAGAATGATAAATCTTACAAAATGAGAGCATTTGAATTTTTGACAGAAGACGAAGCACCTGCTCCTAAGAAAGTAGGCAGAGAATTCAATCACCTAGAAGACCTTGTGTTCACAGAAACCAATGGTGCAGTCAAGGCCATACAGATACTCAAAGACCTAGCTAAACCTGAAACCAGTATAACCATCAAGTGGGACGGCAATCCCACAGTATACTGGGGACGTGATGACGACGGCACATTCCGCATGGTTGGCAAGAACAATTGGGGTCGTGAAGAAGGCAAAAGCAGCTCCCCAGACGAACTGAAATCATTTATAATGAGTCGTGGCAAAGGTGAAGAATGGAGGCCTAAGTTTGCCGGCGATATGGCAGCACTGTGGCCTATATTTGAAGCAGCCACTCCTAAGGATTGGCGTGGTTATGTCTACGGAGACATCTTGTTTCACCCAGGTAAGTCATACATAGGTGCAGATGGCCGCATCTCGTTCACTCCTAATCAAACCACTTATTCAGTTATGGTCAACAGCGACACAGGTCGAGCACTGGCCAAGGCCAAAGTAGCCGTGGCAGCTCACAAGGTATTCAGTTATTTTGGAGACAAGAGTGGAGAAGACTTTGATGATCCAGAACTGTTTAATAACACTCCAGCACTTGAGGTGTTTGGACTTACAACAGTCAGTCATAGACCAGCTGTGGGTGCAGAGAATCTAGCTAAGATAGAAGCCTTGGCCAAGAATCAGTCAAAGATCAACAGTATACTGGCTCCTGTCACAGGCATGGGTTATCTACAGTCAGAGATCTATACCTTTGTGAATACTCAGAGCAAGGCCAAACAGCTGGACATGATCAACACTGAAGCGTTTATGAATTTTGTGGGAAAAACTCCTGCCAAAGCTCAGAAGATCGCTGCGCACAGTGAACGTCATCCTGGAGTTATGGATCTGCTGTTTGAACTGGTGCGTGAGATTATGTCAGCTAAAGATGAAGTGATCCGTGAACTGGATGCTGCTGAAGGTGAAATCACTGCTAACACAGGCGGAAAACCCGGCGGTGAGGGCTATGTTGCAGCTGGTACAAAACTAGTACCACGTGACCGTTGGACTCCTTTTAGAGCTGATTAACTGTTCAAAACACCTGATTTTTTCAATCCAATATAAATACTTGCATGGAATCAGGATGATTCCTAAATTGCCGGCCTCTGAGCGAGGTCATTGATCAAGGAGAACATATCATGGCAGACATTTCAACAGTAACACAAATTTATGACAACGCAGGTGCAGCAATCGCAGCATCACAATTAGGTGCAAACAAAAAAGTTAAAAACGGACAAGGTATTGCTGGACGCACACGTATTATCAATCTTGCAAACACAAATATGACACAAGCAGAACTGGATGCAGCAATCCTGTTTCTACAAACAGGTGGTACCGCAGGCACCAACGACGCACACGTAGTTGTGGGTGTTAGTTGCCTAACAGAATCAGGTGTATTTACAGCTGGAACAACTGACGATGTGCAAGTTGCAATCCAAGGCACAGGAGCATTTACTGCTGCCGCTGACTTTGGTGGAGTAACTGGTACAACATCATCACTATTAGCTGACTTCGCTGGTTTACAGGCTTAATAGTTTTTAATTCTCAGGGATGGGAAGCACTAAAGCGCCGCAAGGCGCTTTTTTGTGGGTTGAAATTCTGTGAGTTAAATACACACATAATGGCACGCTATCAACTCGTTACCCTCATAGATATTACTCGAAGTCATCCTGCAAGAGAAGAAACTGACAAGATTAAACTTGGCCAGCAGGCCAACTTCAACAGCCTACTACAGGCCATAGGTCTAAGGTCTAACGTGATGTGGCTGCGTGATCCAAAGCAACACACAGGAAGGTTACCGGAACCAGCCCAAGGCAAAGCCACGCATTGGATCTGGGAGTTTGACTGCGAGCGTGATGAGGTATTTTCACAGGACAACGATCCAGTTTATCTTTTGGTGCATGATCTCAACCATGTGCCTGTGATTGTTGATTTAGAAAACAGTGAAGACATAACCCCAGCAGCGTTCCAGACTCGAGGTGACATGATAAATACCTGGATAACGATGATTTAGGCAAAGTGTATTTCTACACAGTTAGCATAAATACTAGTTCAAAGGCAATCATTAGGCATTCAATCATATCATAGGCACATGGCTCGGAGCGAGCACTTGACTTATCACATTGGAGACGGCCTTTATGCCTACGGTAGCAGAACGTGTTGGAATAGTAGAAACGCAGGTTGCAAATCTTGACGAAAAACTGGACGAACTCAAGGTTGATGTCAAAGATCTTCACGATTGCCTAGATAAAACCCGTGACGGACTCACTGAGAAATTGAATCACATGTATGAAGCCTCCTGCACACAGCATGCAGAACTGGGCAAAAAACTCAACGAACTAGAAAAAAGCAAAAACAAGATGATGATGTATGGCATGGTAGGCATGGCATTTATAGCTGGTCTAGGATGGACTGGACAGCTGAATCTACAGACCATACTCAAGTTCTTCGGAGCGTAACGCAACACCACTTAAATAAGGACCATAGGTCCTTTTTTTATGACACAAATCAGCCGTAGACTAGAACACATAGTTCGCAAAGAACTACTGCAAAATCCCATACCAGTTCGAATCACGGAAGGTATTCTTGTAGGTGATGTGCTGATACAGAGTCAAGGTCATATCAAAAACCTCCTACGTAATGGAGAGATCGTCTATGGAGAAATACATCTTAATGCAGCGGCCATCAAAATAGCCAATCTCATGTGCCTACGTCAACATTCGTTGATTATAGATCGCATCTATGCCGCAGATCAAGACTACGGGCGCTGGTTCACTGACAGCCAACTACTGCGTAATCAATATCAAAAGGCCAAAGACTCAGGGGATCATGACCGTGCAGATATACTGTGGGCTCGATACACGGAAAGCAGAGATCGCACGATTGCTGCTAAAAACCTAGCAGACTCTTTGACCAAATCCTGAATAAATATACTATAAAATCTGGACCCTTAAAACTATGAAAACCACAGACCTTTTTAAATCTAATCGATCAGCCAAAAGGCTTAACGAATCTTTAGAAAAAACATTTGGAACAAAGATCAATTTTCAAGACTTCGACACACCAAAGCTAGAAGACGCTAGAAACAAACTGCGCACACAGATCCACGATGCACGTAGCCAAAGCGGATTTAATGAAACCATTGAAAATGAAACCCTAACCAAAGCCCAATGGATGCACGATGCTATAGTATCTGAATTAGCAGAACGTGAAGAATACATAGTGGATACCACAACTGATGAGAATTACGAAAGTATGTGGGCAGACGCAGACATAGAGGAAGGCTCAGGTATCGACAGAAAAGACTTAATGGATATCCTTAAACGATTTGACGAAAACATGAACGAAATCGGCGGTTATGGTGATCCAGATTTCGATAAAATTCTAGCTGCTCTAAACCAAGGTGATGTTGAATCAGCTGTGGAAGAAGTGTATGGAAATTATAGCGATCAAGACGGTGGCGAACTGCGTAACATGGACGACTACATAGAAGATCTCGAATACGAATTCAAAGACCTAGCAGGTGTATCAGATGGCGACGAAGGCGGCGAAACTGATGATGGGTATGCCTTAGCATCAGCAGGCTTTGGTAGTGATGAAGACTACGAAAGCGTTAACAACGAAGTCAGCCTAGGCGACTATAGTAAAAAAGCCGCAATGAGCAAGGCCATGGCTCAGACAAACCGATTCTTCGACCGTGACGATCCTGAGGCAGTTGCGGCAGCTGATAAGACTATTGCAAATAGAGAACGGGGCATGGCACGTGCCGATGCTAGACGCAAGCCTTACACACCACCACCTGTGGACCAAGAAAAACAACGCCAAGACCTAGCAGACAAATACCCCAATATTGATGAACTGGTGCGCAAAGCAGAACTGCGTCGTGACCCCGACTACGAAATGGCAGACGGACAGGCCTACTATGATGGGCGTGATGCTGAACAGAACTATCAGAAACTCAAGCAGATACAAAGCATGATACGCAGTACACAAGAGATGAACACCAACGAAGCGTATATTAACAATGCCAAAGATGCTGTTAATATTCTAGCGGATATCAGAGCACAATCTAAACTAGCTTCACGAGGTGAAGCAGACCCAGTTCGCCCTAATCAACTAGTGAACGATCTTTATGATGTCATGCAATGGATTGAGGCCAACATGGAAGGGTCAATCGAAACAGAATCAGTAGAAAACTCAGGAGAAAATATGACTAAACTAAGAGAAGGTGAGATCCAACAAGCAAGTGCGATCGTCACAGCAAAGACCATGGTTGACAGAGTCGGCCGTTGGATTGAAGAACTCAGCGGCATGGAAAATGAT